AGGAACAAGCTCTCAAATGGCCCCGAAACAATTACGAGGTCGATAATGTTGAATTGGTATGCACAGCCATACCTAAAAACATCAAGTATGCACAGTACGAATTGGCTAGAGCACTGGCGAATGAGACTGACGCTGTTACAGGAAACAAAGGAACTGATGGAAATATTGAAGAAGTTAAATTAGGAGAAATCGAGGTTAAGTACTCACAATCCAGTCAAGGTACAGGGACAGTAAATAACATCTTTGATGTTTACCCTTGGTTACAAAGCTATTTAGGTTCTTATTGCTTAGGTGGCTCTGGTAGTTATCAAGTCAGGGTTGTGAGAGGTTAATCATGGCAGGATCACTCGACACCGCACTTAAAAGTATTGCTAAACAGGTTGTTGCTAATCTTGGTACGTCCTTAGATACAACGATTACTTATAACCGTAAAGTTAAGAGTAGTTATCGTATTGAAACGGGGGAGCAGCATGTTAGTACGACTTCTTACTCGGACATTAAGGTTCCAATTGAATTTATTAATGCAGAAGGAGATGAGGAGAAAGAGTCAAGACAGGCGAAGTTATATATAACGCCTGATTTAATAGGAGACAATCAACCTACTTTTGAGGATGAAGTAACGTTGAATTATGCAGGATCAAATAGAGTGGCTCAAATTACAAATATTGATACTAAAAAAGGTGGTCAGGTTTATTTATATACGTTAGTTGTGAGATTCTAAATGGCGAGAAGAAGAGCTAAAAGGAGAAAGCCTAAGCAGAGTTATGCAGCTTTACAAGCATCTATAAGTAAAAGAGAAACAGCTAAAGATTTTGTTGAGAACCTTGCTGGAGATTTATATGCTGAACTTGAGGCTGATTTTAATTTACTTATAAAGACTACGGTTGCAGATTTAACAAGTGATGGGCAAAAAGGTGGTTATAGTCCAGTTTTGACTGGTTTCTTTGCATCTAATTGGAAGGCAGGTTTAAAACCTATTGATAAAACTGAGACACCTAAAGGAACAGAATGGGAGAGTATTAAGAAGAAAATTATTAGAGTTGGCGGGAAAACAAAGACTGTTTTAGCACCTGGATATACTCCTTTGATCAAACAGAGGCATATTGTTCCTGATTTTAGATTAGATCAAAGGGTTTATATAGGTAGTGCAGCTAAATATGCTTCTTACGCTTTATTATCAAGGAAATCAAAGTTACCAGGTTATACACAAGGAGGTGCTGGTTTGACTAATTTAAATAAAAGAATTGAAGCAATAATGACAGATCGTAAAGCTGATATTCGTGTTGGAGCTGGAGTTAGAGGTGGGATATTTACTGGTAGATTGAGGAGGAATATTGAACCAGGGTACAGGCCTCAAACTCAGTACATTCCTCTTAAATAAAGGTTTCCCGTAATGACACTTGTAAACACTAGAGCTGCTTTAGAAAAAGCCATTACTGATGAAATTGTGGCTTTAAATCCCAAGATTAAGCTCGTTTATGACAACACAACTTTTACTGACCCTGGCAAGACTGTGCAATGTGTTGTTGTAACAGTGAATTTTGGACAAGCAACGAAACAAAACCAAGGTGCTGCAAGTACTTTTTATTCGGGATTCGTCCAATGTGATATTTATGTTCCAAAGAATAAAGGGACTGCGACTTTTGCTTCGATTAGCGAGTCGATTATTACAGGGATGACCTCTGTTAATGAATCAACTTATGTTGATACATACTCATGTAGCCCTAGAACATTAGACATAGTTGGCCCTGGTCCAGTAGATAGTGAAGATGAAGCACATTTTAGGGGCATGATTTCTTGTCAGTTTTCCGCCAACGCCTAGTATAATAATAATGTAGAAAACATTTTTTTTATGGCTAAAGCCCTTGAACTTCTCCGTAATAGCTTCGGAGTAAGTCAGTTATATCAACATGATGTAGTAAAGAATGGAGAGGTTCTTCTTTCTGTCTACTGGCATCCTTTGACGATTGCTGAGAGAGAATCTATCCAGAAGAAAACTAATAGTGATGATGCTAATGATTTTGCATTAGCTTTGATGATTCAAAAGGCTTTGGATTCTGAAGGCAAGAGGCTCTTTAGTGATGGAGAGAAAGCAGCTCTTAGAAGAGAAGTTGAAGCGGCTGTATTACAAGAAATCCAGTTGGCAATGCTTGAATCTGGAACGGATAAGGAGGTAGAGGAAGCTAAAGCAGACTTGAAAAGCTAGAGGAGAAGTACGTTTTGTTTATTCTTTAGCAAAAGAGTTAGGCAAGACAGTAGCAGAATTAAATCAGACTCTTACACGAGAAGAGTTGATAAATTGGGCTGCATTTTTCTCTCTTCAAAATGAAGAAATGGAAAGAGATAGAGAAGCAAGACAAAGAGGTGCTGCTAGTCGAACACAAACAAGGTAAGCTAGGGATAGTTTTTGTTCTCAAGAGGGTTTGGCTAGTTATACCCGCTTAATTGAATTTAAGGTTAAGGATACCGAGCTGACTCGTGCTGTAAATAAACTCAGCAAGACATTAACGAGTATTGATAAGACTTTAAAAAGTGTAGATAAGAAATTAGAGCATATTGCGACAAAAGGTTTTGGATTAGTTGCAAAGGAAGCAGGAAATGCCGAGAAATCTATTAACAAGGTTGCTAAGGCTGTAGAGAAAGTCAATAGAGGTGTTAATGCGAAGGGCAAAGCATGGTCGCAACTTGAAAGACTATTTAGTGGAAATAATGCTTCATTAATAAAAAAAGTAGCGTTAATTGGTGGCCTCTCGGCAGCAGTTCTTAAAGCCGATAAAGATATCAGGAAATTGGTTGGGGGTGTTTCTGCCTTTACTCAAGCTAATAATGTTGCTATTCAATCTATTCTTGGATTAGTTGCTGGCTTAGAAGCAGTTAGAGTTTCTACTCCTTTTGTTTACAACCTAGGCAAAGGTTTTAGACAGCTTACGCATGATATTGGAACAGCTTACGGGAGGATTAAAAAGTTTGGAATGGAAGGAGGACTTCTAAGTTTTGCTCCTAAAGGTTCTCACATGGGGAATCGGTTTGATAAATTGCGGGGTCAATCTTTCGATGGGGATAAAGCAGCCGCAGCAGTTGAGAAGGCAACTTTCAAAGGTCAAAGTTCACCTCTTCATCAACAATCTTTGCGTTCTCTTGAGTCACGAAGAACTCTTTTACAAAACAATAAAAAAATTCAAGAAAGTTTAGTTGCGTTAACAGGTAAGCATCTTCAAGCAAGTATTCAAGTCAGGAAGGCAATGATTGGATATAATCTTGAGTTGGCAAAGACAAAGGTAGTTCAAGCTTTTGTAACAGCAGATCTTTGGGCTATGCAGAAAGCATGGCAGGGCATTGTTTCAACAATTAAGGGTGCAGGGAATTTATTTGGAGGTTTACTTGGGGGGAAATTTGGAGGGACAGGGCAAGGCCTTGGTGTTATAACTCTGAGTCGTAGTATCGAAGTATTAACAGGTAAATTAGGGTTCTTAAATAAGGCTTGGATTGAAAATATAAACAAGATCGCCTTATGGTCAGCTAGAGCTAGTGAAGCGATAACAGCCGTCAATGTTGCTTATGGTGTTTTAAGTACAGGGTTAAACGCTGCAAGTTGGACTGCTGGTGCTATTAAAGGTTTTGTTGATTTTGAGAAACAAGCTGTTCTAAGCCTTAACAAAGTAAATGCCGCAAGAAGGAATTTAGATAAGCAAATGTCTAGTTGGTTGTCTAAAAACAAGCCAGGTTTCGGGAAGAAAGGTGGAAGTATAGGCCCAGCACAAAATAAGGGTGGATTCCTTGAAACTATGTTTGGCCCCATTGGTTTAATGATGGGTGACAGGATGAAAGGTGAGTTACAGGGAATATATGGCGGAGAATCTAAATTCAAAGATAGAACTCCTTTAATGAAAAGATTGGAGGATAACTTAGCTAATGCAAGACAAGAATTATCTAAATTACATTCAACTAGCGATAAATTTAGAAGTCAACTTGTAAAAGTTGTTCAATTAGAAGAACGAATAAATAAAGAGATAGCAAAGAGAAAAGAGTTATATAAGCAGATTAGTCCTACAGAGATTGCTAAAACTGAAGCGAAGGAAAGAGAAGAAAGTATTAAACGAGGAAATAAATTAAGAGCAGATGCAGATAAGAAGATTAAAGAATCAGCATTAGATAGATATAAGGAAATTCAGAATAGATGGAAACTAGAAGAAAGTAATCATCGTAGAGAAGTTCAGAGAATTAAAGAAAGGAATCAACTTGCGAAACAACGAAGAGCAGCTAGAGGTGCTGCATGGGGAAGATTTGGTGAGAATGTAATGCTTGGAGCAGGTTTCCCAATGTTATTTGGGGGTGGCCCTGGGGCTGTAGCTGGTGGCCTTACTGGTGCAATTGGTCAGTCTGCCTTGGGTTCTAAAGGCTTTGGGATGCAGATACTCTTTAGTGCTTTAGGTCAGCAGGTAGATGCTTTTGTAGGTAAAATAGCGACGCTTGGTAAAGCATTTAATGATATCAATCCAGATTTAGATGCTGTTATAGGTTCACTAGGTGAGACAAACACTGCTTATGGCAAGCACCTTGAAATGTTGAAAAAGATAAAAGGAGAAGCAGCAGCAATGGCAGAGGCATCTAAAAAACTAACTGGATTAATAGGAAAGCAAGGTGTTACTGGCTTCAAAGATTTTGGGGATGATACGCAAGAATTTGCAAATGAATGGAAGAAATTCTCAACATTGGTTATGGCAAGTCTTGCTCAATGGATTAATGCCACTGGGATATTGGGTCGTTTAACTGACTCAGTATCAAGAGCAGCAAGATTTAAGTCTGCTAGTCGAGCAGCTAATGAAGGCAACAAAGAACTTGCCATCCTATTCGCTCAGAGGTCTGGAATTGAAAGAAGAACAATCAAAGGTTCATGGAAAGACAGGCAGCTAGCTGAGTCTGAGTTGAAAACGCAAGATGATCGAATAGATGCAGCAGAGAAAAAAAGACAAAGAGGGTTGTTTGGGGGCAAGTTATTTGGTCAGGGTGATGATGTAATAGCTAATTTAGAAAAAGAAAAAGCACTTATTGAGCAGAAGACATTATTGGGAGATAAAGACGCTGCTATCCAGCAGAAAATTAGCGAGATTATGGAAAAAAATCCTAAATTAAAAGAGGCTGAAGTTAGAGCAGCAGTAAAAGCGGTTGCTGTTGCAACGGAAGAATATACTGCTAAACAGAAATTGAATGATATTTATCGTGAAATAGGTCAAACAATAGAAGATGGTTTAGTCAGTGCAATTGAAGGTGCAATTAAAGGGACGAAGACTTTAGGTGATGTAGCTTCTAGTGTCCTAAGTCAAATAGCAAACAAGATGTTGAAGCTTGGTGTTAATAAGTTACTTACAATGATCCCTGGTGTTGGAGATTTCTTCAAGGCTGATGGTGGCCCAGTATCAGGTGGTACTCCTTACATTGTTGGAGAAAAAGGACCAGAACTTTTTGTTCCTAATTCAAGCGGTAATATCGTTCCAAATCATGCAATGGGAGGTTCAATGGTTGTTAATGTAGATGCTTCTGGTTCGTCAGCAGAAGGTGATGATGATAGAAGTAGACAGTTAGGAGAACTTATTGGTGCTGCTGTTCAATCAGAAATTATTAGACAGCAAAGACCTGGAGGTACACTTTATTAATTATGGCTAATTTCCCTGCAATTACTCCAACATATGGAGCAGCAAAGACGAGTCAACCAAACATGAGACAGGTTCAATTTGGTGATGGTTACGCTCAAGTTATACGCTTTGGTCTTAATCAAAATCCAAAGACATGGAGTTTAAGGTGGGAAATTTCTGAAACAGATGCAGATACGATAGAAACCTTTTTAAATGCTAGAGCTGATGATGGTGCGACTTTTGGTTGGACACCATTAGATTCTTCTACTTCTTATAAGTGGCGTTGTTTCGCTTGGACTAAATCATTAATTTACAAGAATAGAGTTTCTCTTAAAGCAACATTCGTTCAGTATTTTGAACCATAAATGGCAGTAGCAGCTTGGTCACAGAACACCGCATATAATCTCGGTGATATAAGAAGACCTTCTTTAGTTCCTGTAGATGGTCTATTTTTTAAAGTTACAACTGCTGGTACAAGTGGTGCAACTGAGCCTGTATGGACACGAACTATAGGTGAAACAACCGCAGATGGCACTGTTATTTGGACTGCAATTAGTAGCGTATATGAAGATATTTCAACATTAGCTCCAAATACAATTATTGAGCTATTTGAATTACAATTGAAGAACGATTTACACGGTAGTACAGATACATATAGGTGGCATAATGGCTGTAATGCTAATGTGTCTGGTAACATTACTTTCGCATCGCAAGCATATACAAGACAACCTATAGAGGCGACTGGATTTAGTTATTCAGCGCAGGGGACTCTGCCTAGACCAACATTGACAATTGCAAACACTGGAGGCGTAATGACAACATTATTGCTTTTAGTGAATGATGTAACGATAGGGAATGATCTTGGTGGAGCAACAGTTAGAAGGATTAGAACATTGAAAAAGTTTCTAGACGGGGAGTCTGCTGCTGATCCTAATGCTCGATTCCCTACAGAGATTTGGTACGTTGATAGGAAGGCTTCCGAGAATAGAAACGCTGTTGTTTTTGAACTTGCCAGTGAATTTGATCTTCCTAATACAAATCC